GCGGCTGCTTTGTGTGCAGCATCCGATCCTTTAACTCCATCAACTCTTTTAGCCCACGGTACCATGTTTTGAATCCGAATCCAAAATTCTTCTTTTTTAGGTTCGTCATAGGTTAAAAATATACAGTCTAAATCGGCTATATCAATAATTTGTGTATTCATAAAATTCAATCATGTCATATGTTTCGTTGTTTTCTAATAACAATGAAGCGTGACCTTTTACTGTTGCCAAGCCCTTTGTTGATTTTTTTAATCTTGCTTTTGTTGGCTGTTTCACATCAATAACAACAAGTTTTTTATCTTTAACACGTAGTAGATTAGTGTTGTTTTTAAAAAATATGTTTGGATCCTCTAAGACAATATAATTTTCCCCAACTGGATGATTTGTCTCGTGATATCCAATTATTGTACCGTCAGTGTTATAGTATAGTCTATTTTCTATTATAATACACGGACGTTGATTATCGTATTCGGCAACCAGTTGAAAAACCTCATCCCAAAAATTATTTTTCATAATAGTCAATCATTTCTTTAGTAATAAAATCTTTATCAAAATAATGAAAGGGATGATATTGATTTATATTATTAACTCTGATCATTCCGTTATCAAATTCAGTTACGAACGCTTCGCTTGATGTTAAATCTTTATCAAACCCGTTTATTGCAGGTTTCATATGAACGAAATTAATAAAATCTGCGCTAGGAATTGTACAATGTTCTCTTCCGATTATCTGCGCTGCAATTGCGAATACTAAGTCTGTGCTAGGAATATCTTCTCTACAATTTTTTATTTTTGTTTTTACAATATCCCAATCTGCAAATATTTTTTTTACTGTGTCAAAAAAGTTTTTTGCAGTTTTAGTAAATCTAAAATACATAAGTCCATTATATATGTCCGGTAAGTAATTATCATCGAATGTTTTTCTATAAGTTCTTACGGAAGATTTTTCTTGTTTATAATTTCTACATCCTGTACTTAAAACTATATCTTTCAATCTAAAAATATTAATCCAATGATCAATACTTCTAGTCAAAAGCAAATCACTTTCTAATTTAATGGTTTCTTTAAAAGGAGTAAGTTCGAACAAAAATGCTTCTGTACCAAAAGGTCCATAATTGTGATTAGGTGCTTCAATTATATAATCAAATACTTTCAAATGTTTGTCTGTCACAGATGTTTTTGTAACAGCATCTACAACCAAAGCAAATTTATTATTTTCTTGTGTCTTTTTTACACATAAAGCCTGTGTGTAGGCAAGTTCTAAATAATTAGTGCGTTCGTTGTTGCAAGCAACCGTCAAATAACCTATTTGTTCTTTATGATTCATCTAGTAAATTTTTTATCAAAGTTTCAAAATTATTACTCTGTAAATAGGCTTTGCTCATAATATGTAAATTGGTCTTCGGTACTACATAAGAACAAGTTAAATCTTTAATAATAAAATTATCTTTGTCTAATTTAATATTATTAATAGCTTGATTTACTGCTAACATATTTTCAGGAATTGACTTTTTTTCGATGCTATAGCCATTTAATATTACATCTGCCATAGCAAATACAAAGTCATTTCTAAATATTCTTTCTTGGACATTAAACAAACTGTAATAATAATCGTAGTTTCTTTGAATTCGACCGATTAAATCAAAAAACAATTTAGATTTTTCTGTTTTTCTAAAAGCAAACACCGTTGCCCAGATATAAGGCAAACTGGTTACTCCCATAAGAGTTGGCCAAGTTGTGGTTAGTGCATAACTATTTCTTTGTAATAGATAATCCCACTCTATATCAAATATTTTATTTAGGCTGTTATCGATCACTAGATAATCTACATCAATGACTAAAGTTTCGTCATAAGGAGAAAGATAATAGGCATTGTGTCGGCCAACATTTCTCCATTTTACAAAAGTATTTGAGTCAATGTCATATCTTGTGTTATTAATATCATTTTTAAATTCCTTATCAGTTATTAAAGTATAAGGTAAGTTTAATTTTTTGCTAGCTAGTTCTAACGTCAATTGTGCAATTGATACATAATCTATGGTGTCTATATTGTAGGCAAAAGCCAAGATACCTCTAGATTTTTCTGATTTTTTTAAGTTCTGCATGAGCTTGATGCCAACGATTCATTACTTTTTGATAGTGTTGTTGGGCTGCAATCAAAAATGTCTTACGATCTACTGCTATAGGATTTTCATAAATGTCTTCAAGATATAATTCATCTATAGGCCAAGTTTGTATAAAAGCCAATAGTTCTGGTGTAATTTTGAACATTCCACCATTGTGAGTCAAATGCAAATCTGTTTGAATCTTTTCTTTTAATATTTTTTTATTGAGTTGAAAATCTGTAGCCAATTTGATTTCATTGACTATACCAGTTAAATTGTCCATAATTTAGATTGTGAGAGATTAGTGATATTTTATACTAATCTTATATAAATGTAAAGTACTATGAACCTTGACGAGATACAGTCACTGCACCCCAGGTGTTAGCTAAATTGACAGTTTCCGGGAATGAAACGTCTACCGTTACAGTTGGTGTAATGTTAATACTATCATCAAAACTTAAACTACCTGCGTTAGCCCCAGAAGTTGAAGTTACATTAAACCAAAAACTTAAAATTGCTCCGTTGTCGTTGTGCTGACCCTGTGTTCCATTTGTTCTATAAGTAATGGTAGCAGTATCAGATGTGTAATTGGTTGTAGTAGAAGTCACTGAAACTAATGTAACATTAGCTATTGTGGCGTCATAATATCCTCTTGCTGTGTTGTTGGTATTTAATGTACCACCTGACCCAGTTCTTCCACCGTTGGTATTTGCACCAAAAATAGCTATCCCTCCGGCATTTGTAAATAAAGCCACTACCGCTGCTGATCTTGAATTAGCCCCAGCATTATTAACTGCACTTACGTTGAATTTTAATCTACCGCCAGAGTTAAAGAAAAATCTAGCTCGGTCAGGACTTTCAAAAGCCACGTTGGCACCAAAACTTCGTGAGACTGTGGTTGAAGTATCTCCAACTATCCATGCCGAATATGCAGTCAATGAATTTTGATTAGCAATTACAGCAGAATTGGTAGCAAACAACAATCTATCTTGATTAAGTCGTTGTATAGCTGTAGTTAAAAAACCAGAATGTCCAATCAATTGTCCTGCTGTGTTTGCAGTTAAACCAGAGCTGGTATTTCTAATATGGAGATTGGCACTATTTAAAGTATTGATCAATGAAGCCCAATTTGTAGCTGTCACAGTTCCTGATACAGCAACATTAGCAAGCGCAGTCTGTCCATAGCCTCTGCTACCATTACCCCATGCCCATACTGCATCTAATGTATTAGAATTAGATGTTGCATTACCCCCCAATAGATTATTGTAATCTTGAGCTTCAATTAGCCCGCCTTGCACGTATGTCATTGTAAATCCTTAACTGTTTAACTTAACGATAGCTTCGACTATGCCTTCACTAGAATCTAATTTGTCTTCTAAACTGCGGCCAATCACGTTCCACGGAGAAAGTTCATGTTTAGCACCTGCTCTAGCTAAACCATTTCCTGCACTTACTAATCTATCCCCTTTTCTTACACGACCTATAACTTTCACTGGAACTCTGCCATTGACAGCTACCGGAGGATGTGTAGAATTTGGTCCTGCTGCCCCATTCATCAAATAGGCTGCACGAGTACTAATAACTCCAAACACATCTTCACTTAATTCTTTATGTTCAGCTGTGATTTCTTTAATACCACCAATAGCTACAACTGTCCCTGGATCGTAAGGCATATCGGCCTCGAATCTCTCCGCTAAGTCAGCGTATTGAGCTTGCACTGATTTTCCGTGAATTGTGTTAAACCACATACCCAGGCTACCCAAATTAGATGTTGTATTAGCTACTGGCATAATGTCGGATGACACAAATACAGTTCCAGTAATGTTTGATTGGTGAGTGAATGTGTTAGCCGCATAAACATTACCAATTAACATACTCTGAGTAAAAACGTTACTCCATCTGTTAGTGGTATTTCCTAAAGTAAATGTAACGTTTGCAGCTGGATTCAAGCTTGCATTAAAAGTACTAATGAATGTACCACCGCCTAACAATCTATCAACATAAAACTTTGTAGCAAGGCTCAAATCAGGCGATGTAGAAACTGGATTAGAATATGCCTCAGGCAATCCGGTATCGTAATTTAGTTTAAGTACGTTTTGATCAACACCAGATTTTTTAACTCCCAAAACAAGGTCTTTATTGTTTGAAGTGTTCCTTAATTTTACCACACCTGTATCAACCGATGCAACAAATTCTCCTGACTCGCCTACTGTAATTCCATTATCATCATCTACTACCAAAAAACCATTGATTGTACCCGACTGATCGTTTCTTAAAAATGCTGTTCCGGGCACACTTGCACCACTTACACTCAGTGCCAATGCTAAAGCTGTATTTCCATAAAACTGTTGATTGAGATCTGTATTTAAGTTTAAACCACGCGACACAGTAGCGAAACCAGATACATTAGTCTGAAACTGAGCATCTTTACTCCAAATACCAACTAAAGTTCCATCAATAAAAAACTTTAATACAACATAGGTTGGCCCTGCTCCGCCGCCTGGCAATTGAGATTGCAATGTGTCAGGAATAGCACCAGTGTTACCCAATGCAGTAGCAGATACTGGACCAATAACTACCCATGCAGTACCATTCCAAACTTTTAATTGTTGATTGATTGTATCAAACCATTGTTCTCCTGCTACTGGTGTTGTAGTAAAACTGCCAGCATATGTCATTGTTGCAATAGTCTTCCAAATTGCATTTGCTGTACCTTTTGTTGTTGCTGTATTAATATTCAAATATTTTGTTGAAGAATTCCACCAAAGTTGTCCTGGTAAAGGTGCGCTTGGTGCAGCAGTATTGCTAAAATTTTCCATCAATCGTACCATATTTTGGTTCAAAAATATACCGTATCCGGGATAATTTTTTCCTACCAAAGTCAAGCTTGTAGATGTGATGTCAATAGTGCCGTCAACTAATCCGCCGGTAATTAAAGCAGATCCGTTTGTTAAGGTTATATTATAAGCCATTTTTAAAAAATCTCCAACTGTTTATTATTTATGAATTAAAATTTACTGCCAAAAGCTTAGGTAAAGCTTCTAGTTGATGTACTATAAAGTTGTGTGTTTGCAACAAAATCTAAATTTAGTTGGCCCGACCCTTGTACTTCTCTCCATTTATCATCAACTTTTACAAAAATTTTTTCTATATCTTTCCATGAACCACTTATTTTGATAAAGGCATCACTGACTTGGCGCCACTCGCCGCCAGTTTTAACACCAAACAGGCCTGTTGGTTCAATTTGTATGAAAACCCTACCATTTTGTCCATTGCCGCCACCACTGCTGCCGGCGGCAGCAAATCCAATTTTGTAGTAGGGTGTATTTACTCCGGTATTAGCTGAAAATATAGGAAAGTTGCCTCCGCTCTGACCTGCATTAGCAGTTTTATCTAAACCAACTACAGCGCCGCCTTGACCGCCCGGGTAGCCACCTCCACCACCACCACCTCCACCACCATTTCCGGTTTTGTTTTGTCCATTTTCGCCTCGATAGTCTGTAGCTGCTAGTCCATTGGCGTTATTCTGTATAGATGCATTAGAAATTTGTCCTTGACTTTGACCACCATCACCTGCACCACCGCCACCGCCACCTCCGGCTGCAACAATAACTGGAGTGTTATTGATAAGGATAGCCGATGCTCCACCGCCTCCGCCACCTGCGCCGCCACTTCCAATAGGTCCCGAATTGCCTCCTTGGCCGCCGTTAAAACTGAAAGCATTATTACCGTTTATTTCTATTCTACTGTTTCCAGCTTTTCCGCCTGGCGAACTGCCATTGATAGATCCACCGCCTGCGCCTCCTTGCCCAACTACGACTTCAAGTATGTCGCCACGATTAACTGTAAAAGTTGTTGTATTGTATAAACCTGCAGAACCTATTCCTCCCCAGGGACTATTGGAATCGTATCCACCGCCACCGCCACCACCACCCCACAGATGTGCAGTAATATTTGCTCTAAATGGCATTTCGATCACGAATCTACCAGTTGATGTAATTGTAAATTCGCGAGAAATTAATTTTGTCGGCATGCTTTAAGGAATATATTTAAACCAAATATCGCCATTATTACCGTCGCTTACACTAGGATCAGATGTGCTAACGAATTTTCTACTGCCGTCCCAAAATGTACTTCTGGTCATGACATATTCGGTGGTGGCTATCTGTGTTGTATTTGCACCAAACGATGCGGTAGGTGCAACCGGTGTTCCGGTCAATACAGGACTTACCAAATCAGCTTTGGTTGCCACGTTGTTTAAAATTGCTATGTTTAAATCTATAGTATTATTATCTATCTTGGTATTTAAAGCAGCAATGCTAACATTAGCAGCATTGACTCTAAGATTAGCAGCAGCAACATTTGCTACCATAGCTGTTTCGACTGCTACTGTTTGATTTACCCTCGATGCCAAATTAGAATTAATAACATCAACATTAGAAATAATTGAAGAATTAATTGTATTGTTTATTGTATCTACTCTAGATATTGTATCTCTGAGAGATATCTGGGCATTTGCAGCAGTGATATTAGCTCTTAATTGATTTTCTTCGGAAATTCTAGAAGCAAGATTTGAATTGATTGCGTTAATGTTGGCATTAACATTACTTGTGCTATTTGCTAATACAGAATTCAATTGACTATCAACATAGATTTTAGTTGTTAAACCAAAATTGTTTGTAGCATTTGCACTTACTTCAACTTGGCCATTTAGCCCGTTTATGTGTAAAACCCTTGTGCTGGTTCCAACTACATTGGCAAAAACACTTACATTACCAATGTTAGAAAAGTTGGTAATTTGAACACTGCCATTAGTTTCGTTTATACGAAAACCACCACTGCCAATTTCTAAATTTCCAGATATATCAACATTACCTTGTATTACGCTACCTACTGGTATCCATGTGTTGTTGATCGAATAAATTTTTAAGTTTGTATTACCTTTATCAAAATATAGCTGTCCAGTTATCGGAAATGCCGGCTCGGTGTTAGCACTGAAATTTTCTAGTAATCTTACAAAATTTTCATTGGTTTGATCACCATAATTTTGTGCCAATCTACCAATCAAGGTCAAGCTTGTACTTGTAGTATCTTTGGTACCGTCTTGTACAGTTATAACAGTACCGTCTGTTTTTGACACAAAATATGGCATTGTATTATCCTATGCTACTTAAATTGGTAAGGGTTTGTATTCTAATAGTGTAATCAATTTGTATTAATCGATTCAAACTTTTTTGTACAGGATGGAAAATAACATGCGTTAATAATTTTCCAGTGGTAGTAAGACCCGAAGTGCCGTCGTTACTCCTTGCTTTAAGACCCAATTCATCAAACGTGTATGTGTCTTCGAGTGTAGTGCTGTTGTCAAAGGCACTTTGCCCTAGAGGTTCCCCGTAGTCTAATAAACAAGAAATAACAATATCACTATAAACACGACCAGGAACGTGCCGAACTTCCATTTTGTTTCTAGTAGGATCAGCATTTAAAGCACTAGTATTATCTACAATTTTTGCAAAAGTTGGATTGTATAGATTGCTATTGCCTGTGTTTGTATTTGGCGGCAAATAGTTGATGATTCCAGTTGGATCTACACTGGTTCCACCATTTCCAAAATGCATTTCAAAAATATAACTTTGTCCTTTATTGGCTAACGTATAACCAATGGCTTCACTTATATTTTCGTAATGAATAGCATTGCGTTTTTCTATAAAAACTTCGCCCGATTCAGGGTCAAAAATCTTTATGTGACCCTGCACGTTTATGCCGCCAATTTCATCTGGCTTAATATTATTGTCTTTATCTTGGTCTGAATTTTCCATTTTTGATTCCATATTACTATTTAGTGAGGTATTCATGGTATATAACTAGTCTGCTCTCTAATAAATTGTGCTGCTGTAGTGGTGCTATTTTCTAGTGTAACACCAAACTGTTCCCAAATATTACTTCTCAATGTGCTAACACCGCTTAAAACAACATTACCGTTTGATAACAATGTTCTAGGGTACTCAATATTGTTTGTAAATGTTAGTGAGCCAATTGGTTGTAAAGTCAAAATATTAGCAGTAGTAGTAACTACACCCAGCGCATTACTTACCACACCAATTCGTGTCTGAGTATTTCCTAACACGTTGCTACCAAAACCTTCTAGACTTATTGACACAACGTTTGCGTTAGTGATAAAGTTGTTGGAATCTATCAGTCTTGTGGCAACATTTGTACCAAATTTCAATGTGATTGAATTTCCAGTTATAAATTCAACTGGCACAGACAGTGATGAATTTACGTTAGAACGCACTCTAAATATAGTTTGAACATTTGGCGCCACAGTTATACCCACAATGTTTGCTGTAGTAAAATTGAACGTATTTGCTTTGATATTGGCTATATTAACTCTTGTGCCTACGTTCGCTGCTGTCTTGAACACAGTTGTGTCTCCTGTAATAAATCTTACTGGAACAACATTACTGTTTATACTATTAACTGCCACAACAACATTTACATTGCCTACACCAGCCACATTAGGAGAAAAACTATTTTGATATATGCTCACTATGTTTGCTGAAGTGTTACTGAAAACTGATCCGCCAAAGCTGTATAAGTTTGCAATATTGACTCTAGTTCCAATATTTGTTGCAAATTTGAGATTCTGAACATTAGCAGTAACAAACTGTACATTTACAAAGTTTGATACCACGTTGGCATCAATAACCTTGAGATTTGTTAAATTGCCTTCAAATTGTGTTATGTAGTCACCAATATTTGCACTAATTGTTTTATCTAATTCTAGTCTATAAGTGTTACCCTGAAACTGTGTGATATAATCACCTACGTTTGAGGTAATCGGACTTGACAGCTCCATCAAGTAAATATCTTTGTCATAAAACTGTGTTAAATAATCATTTTTGTTTGCGGTAATAACATTACTTAATGTTAGTGTATAATCAAGATTTGCAGTTGCCCATAATCCTGGCGATACAATATCAACAACAACAACATCATCTTCTATAATATCTTTTTCTACTTTGGTGATATACAAACTTGTCAATTTGTTGTTTATATAAACTGGATCAACTAAAGAACTAATAAATCTACTATTAGGAGTAACAATTAGAGTGGTAGAATTATTTACAGTTTCAACAATTGTTGCCGTGGCATTCGAAGTTCCAAACTGTGTGATTACATTACCTTCAAGCTGACTTGTTGTTCCTGATAAGAACAATCTATAACCTTTTACGTTACCACCTATTATTCTTGCATTACCTGCATTTCCTGTAAATTGTGTAATGTAATCGCCGATGCTTGCTGTGATTGGTGCTGTAAGCACTGCTTTATAAGAAGCGTTTGATGTGACATGTAAATTTCCAGTAATAGTTTGGGTACCAGTTATTTGAGCATCTGGTATAAGTTGAATTAAACTACTGTCAGACACTAAATTACCGCTGACTACATTTGCACTTATTCCAGTTCCATCAACCCCCCTGCGTAATTGACGTAAAGAGTTATTTTTAATTAGTTGAATATTTGATGTGTTTATGTATGGTACGGAATTTGCAAATACGTTTCCTAATGTTAAAAATGTATTGCTATTGATAACAATTAATGAGTTTTTAGCGATTATAGTATTTGCTGTCCATGGAATAGCTGTGCCTAGTTTTACCGAATCATATTTTTGATAATAATGAATTTTTTCTCCATTAATATAAATGACTCCAGGAATACCTGCTGGAACGTTTGGTTCTGGCAATTTAGTTACATCGCTAACTAAAATTTCTTGATCAGTATAGAGTAAATTATTTGAAAGCGTTGTTGTTGCATTACCACTTATTCTGTGATAATCAATATTGGCACTCATTGGTTGAAATACTCTGTAACCATAAGTTGCTGTATCTGCAACTGTATTACTAAACACCCTCATTTCTAAAGCATCGTACAATCTTCCTGGAATCAATTCTTCTGGTGCATGGCTAGAATAGATATCAAAATAAGCTCCGCCTACAATGTTTATATCCTCGGGTCTGGTTCCCAAATCAGTATCTAAATATGTACTGTAAATATTTGAATCAACGATATAATCTTGATCAAGATAAGCTATAGTTACTTCAACATTCCCGCCTGACGCAATTGGCGTAAATGTTTTATCAAAATTTGATATTGAAGTTACGTTAGCGTTTAATGGTATGCCATTTTTAGAAATTTGTAAATTGGCATATACATTTCCGGCTAGCACAGGTAAAAATCCAGGTGTGCTGTAAATTATATCAATTTGATTTGAATTTGTAACAGATTTTAACACCCAAGCATTTCCACTAGAATTTGCCTGAGTAAGATAATCACCGACATCAGCATTAATATTTTGATTTAATGTAACCTTATATGTAGTTTCAACAGGCTGACCTGTCAAGATCATTGTATCTCTATCGACTCCCACTATTCTAAAATAACCATTATTTTGAAAGTCAAAAGGTACGGCGGCTTCAATTCTGATAGTTTTGTTAATATCAAAACCTAAATCTAAAAAGTCAAATTGTGCTGTGTTTCCGCTATTAATTGTTAAACCATCATAGTTGAAAGAAATAATATCACTAGTAACTTCAAAAGCATTTGATCTAAACGTAGGGCCAATCACTTTTGACGCAGGATATTTTGTTCCTGATACTAACTCGTTGATATTTTTTCCAGGCATTCCTACAGTAGGCTCATAGAACGCTGTTATTCTATCTAATGCATTTAATAATACATTTCCATCTTGAATTCTTGAAAATCTAGTAAAATCAAATTGTGTAACCAATGCAACATTAGATTGCACCGATGTTGCATTAAAATTACTTGCATAAACATTGCCTGATGTCGAGTAAATGTCGTTATTAAACGAAATGTAACTGTTAATTGGATATATGGTATTCACTAACCAAGGTCTTGCATTAGCATTTTGTGGAAGATAAACTTCATTTTCATGTGCAACTAAATTTCCAGACACAATATATAAATTGCCTGGATCTAAATTATCACCTGATATTGCAATATTTGAATAAGAGGTATTTGGCGTCCAAATTACCAAGTTACTATTGTAAGTTGTTCTGTCAAATTTTAATGAGGTTACAATATTTTTTACCAAGTTATAACTTAGATCACTTTGTAACGGATAAAATTGATTTTTTAAAATTGGATAAGCTGTTGCTCCTGAGCCGTCACCGTTAATTACTACATTGGGTGCAAATGTGTATCCACTACCTGGATTAGTAATTGTTATACCTGATATAGATCCGTTTGAATATAAGGTAGTCAGCGCCGATGCGCCTGTGCCTCCTCCGCCTGTAATTTCTACATTTGGAGGGAAGGTATAATTTAATCCTATGTCTCCAATTATAAAATCTACAATTTGAAATTTGTAATTGTTTGCCCAATCAGAATAGATTGGTTGATCAAATAATTCATTATCGAATTGATTACTTATACTAGGACTTCTGAATTGATCAAAGCGAGCATCATATACACTTGGTAAATCAAAATCAGTGATGTCACTATCTAAATTATCTTGTTTAAAATAATTAGGAATATATTCTTTTATCTGAGTCCTATATGGTTTAACTTCGTTAATATAGTCATTGTAAAAATCCTGATTATCTCTTGTGAAATTTGGAAATTGTTCTAATGCTCTTAAATTATGAACGACGTCAATTAAACTAGTTTTGATTACCCAATCTGGACTTTTTTGTTCAGTGAAAACATAGTTTAACATTGCAAAGAACAAATTGTTGAATTCAACACTCAATTCATCTGTCAGAATCTGTTGAACCATTCCGTCAAAAATAAATCTAAATTCAGTAGTTGGAATTGGATCATATCCAGAAACATCGTAGGTTGTAGTATCATATCCTCCCCCAAGTGAAGGATCGTATAATCCTCTGTTTAATTGTAATGTACCGTTTTGAGCACCAATTAGAGATAAACTTGAATCATCCTGTATTTCATACAATAACCAAGTTCCATTACCACCATCCAATATTTTGATATAGTCACCTACTGCCGGACTAATTGTCTGTATCTCTGCGAATGTATTGAGAGTATAAGCAATTGTGGTACCAGATTGATAAACGGCGTCATACCAGTCAAACGCAGTCCAATACAATGTTGATTTGTAACTTTGTATTGTTGAAAGATTAAATTCCCCTGTTGTATCATTAAATGTATAAATTGTCCATTTACCATTGTGATTAGTATCACTGGGCACTAGTATTTTGTATCCATTTGGCAATGTGGATGTATCTATATAATTTAGATTATCAACACTGTCTGTTTGTTCATCAAATCCAGAAACTGGCAAAGGTTCTTCTGCCTTCAATGAAGTAGGTGTGCTTAATAGTAAAATAGGATATTTAACTAATATTAAATTGAGTGTTTCTACATACGTGGTAATAGCTGTGTTTCTATTTACTACCATAGATTGTCTTGGCAAGAGGCTAACACCTAACTTGTCTTGAGCACTTAATGCGGGATCAGGAACAATAGCTCCTAGTTCGTCGAATCCGGCCAAACTATCTTTAAGTTTATTAATTATTTTTGTTGGCAGATTTGTAAGTGAAGCCCCCTGCTGTACTAGCTGCCATTCGGTATGTATTAAATTTGTATTTCTTATTTGTGCAAGATCAAAATGAACAGCAACGTTTTCGCCCGACAATTTATCTGATATATTGTACAGACCAACTGCATTAGGCGCTAATAGAGCGAGATAAGGTATATTTTGATCTTTGGGACTGGTAATGTAATTCTGTAAAGCCAACGCACTAATAGTTCTTTTGGTCTTAAGAACATCAACGTTAGTTTTTCCTACAACCCAATAGTAATACTTTTGTGTTACAATTCCAGTAACTGGGTCAATAAAAGTTACAGATGAATATGCAGAATTATCAGCATATCTAGGAACTCCATCCCCCACTGCATTCACGTACTGGCTTGGTAAAAATTCGCTTTCTACCCATTCAAAAATTCTTACTTGGCTTCCTGGAAATAAAGAACCCCAGTTTTTGATTCTGTACGTGATTTCATCTTGTTCATAATCAATAAAACTTATTTGCTTCAAATCCCACCAGGTCCTACCAACTTGTTTGTCTGACCAATAAAAATTTGTATTATTAATTGTATCAGACCTATTAGATTGATTGTAACTAGCAGGATCATATTCTTCTTTATAGTCTAGTTCTTGATCTACAACTCCTAACAATTTTCCTTTAGCTGGGTCAATATAATCAAAAAAATCTAAAATCTGTTGTGAATTTACATTATATAAAAAAGAACTTAAAACAGCATTAGTATCAACTCTTGGTTGGCGTAATCTTGACAACGTCCATCCACTTTGTTGATTTTCATTGTAAAAATAAAAAAGTTCTCCGTTTTCATTTGATACAGTTCTTGCATTTGATAATCCTGCTATCAAATATTTTCCATTCAAAACAACACTTGAACCAAAATTAACATTATCATCTAGTGCTGGTCCAAAAAGTTTTTGACTGTAAGCAAACAGTGATGGATTATCTACGTTTTCATTGGGATTTTCTAATAAATCATACACATATACAGATCCGCTATCTTTTAAAATATCTACAAAGTTTGTGGTATTGCCATCAAACGTAGTAATTATTGGCAACCCTTGATCAAAACTTATAGGCAAGTCATAATCACCGCCCTCACTTCCTACTACTAGAACTCCAGAAGTTTGATCAACTGCGATACTGGTTCCGTAAAATTGTTGCTCATTTTCAGGATGTTTGAACACCTGTACAAATTTGTAATCTTCCAAACCAAGATCCGCTAATGGAGTTCCTTGGTTACCGTTAAGTATGTTTAACTTGTTTCCTATAACTGTCACATCGCTAGTGATTTTAAGTTTTCCACTTTCATTGCTAGCGGTTACTCCTGGAATAAGTGCTTGATTGATATCTGTTACAACATTTGTCAGCTGCGATCCTGAAAACTGAACTAATCTATCATTTATAATAATACTTTGTCCAGGTGTCACAGTTGGATTTGTCTTCGTGGATAGAATACTTCCATATATTCTTCCCACGTTTAAAAATCTAGTTACTAGACCTTGATTGTAATCAGTTTCGATATAGGCTGAACTTACAACATAAATGTTACAACCGCTGTTACACATAGCCAGACCGCTACCAAAGTTGTCACCTTGTAGGCCTGACAATGATGAGTATAATACTTGATCAAAAACAAACTGATTGGTTTCAACAAATACTTTTCTACGTGCCGCAAGTAACGATGATCCAGGATCTCCAAAAGTAATCTGAGAAGGATTAATAGAGGTAATTGTGTAGTCTGCATCTACCCCTACTGGTTTATTTGTGAAATCATACTGCAGAACTCCATCTAAATAAACTCTATAAAAATTACCAAAAGCATCAGGCAAATTAAATGTATTTGATGAACCAGTAGTAATTAATTCTGTTTTAGTTCTATGATAAACAAATACCGCCCCTGCACCGCTTACGTTATTGACCGGTGTGTTACTAGCCCCAACTGCAATTACTGATCCATCTGAATTGCAAACTACCGCAGATCCAAATTGACTGTTTTCAGCAACTTCAGATGCCTTTGGTAAAGTTTCTAAAAATATATATTTTTCTACCGGCTTGGTCACTGCAATGATAAGGAAGCTGGCTGGAGGAGTTGTAAAAACTAGGTTGGTTACAGCACCTACAGCAGTAACGGTAATTGTAACATCATGAACTCCTGATAACCCACCAACAGTTGCGCCGTCGATAGTCAGAACATCTCCGACCAAATAATCTACACCTGCGTTTTCTAAAACCAATGTATAATTTGTTGATGCAGAACTATATGAAACTCTGAACTTAGCTCCAGTGCCACTGCCACCTGTTGCAGTTCTGTTGTAATAGAATACTTCTAGTGTAGCTGCAGGTCGTGATCCGGTATGTGTGTAACCTGTTATTCCAACTAAAACTTTAGTGATGTTAATAGTTAAACCGTTTGTTATTGATGACCCGCCTAGCACCTCACCAAGAATACTAATAGTATCATTTAACACATAGCCTTTTCCAGGATTGTTTAGTGTGACAGTATATACTCCGCCTGATCTACTTACATTAAAGGTTGCACCGGTGCCGCTGCCTCCGTCGGCCGGAACGTTTGTATAGCTTGCTGTTCCGGCTGCGGCAGTTCCTGAAAATGTAAATGTTACAATTGAAGCTCTTTTGGTGTTATCAAGACTATAATCAATGTAGGGAAGAAACTGACCAGCAATAATAGGTGCCGATACAATAATATCCGTTTCATTATCTATTAATGCCAATAGACTCAAAGTGGTAATAGAACCATTATCTGGTTGTATTAATTCTTGAACAGCAGACTGTCTTTCGTAATCAATGGCGTAACAATAAACTTTATCGGCACCTGGTGCTCCAACATATAGATATTGAGCATCATCGCTTAGTGCTAATGAATGACCAAACATATCACCTGTGGCACCAGATTCTGCGGTCAATATACACATTAATTGTCTGTCTTTATAAACATACACAACACCGGTATCGTTGGCCGCGGTTGGGTCACTTGCTATTAGATAACTGTTAACATTATTCTTGGTTCCAGTCCTAATTACTTTACCAAATTGATTAATTTGTGAATAGATGTGATTGCTAAACAATGAAGCTCTTATAGCAAAATCATCCTCGGAATCTCTAGAATAAACACCTATTCTACCTGATCCAGAATCCGGAGCTGATGCGTAAAGATATGTTGATGAGAAATCCAATGCTATTGCACTACCAAAATGATCAAAACCTGCGTATTGATCCAACTGTATTGTATCTCTATATTCCCAAGGATCAGTTTTAGTATAGACTCCCCAATTGTCTTGATCATCAACAGTTTCGACCCACACTTTATCATTTTTTACCAGCCCTGAATAAGGTGCGTAATTTACAATATCTAATGGAGTAGAGAACTTGCTACTTGTTAATTTATATAACAACCCTTGTCCAAGAATAGCTTGACTTTCAATTAATTCTTGTAAATTAACATAAATGGTTGCTAAAAATCTCGTGTCATCAATGATAGATTGCACAAGATACATCCCGTTATATCTAGGATCAAAATTTTTCAAAGCAACTATATCATTTTCTTGCAAACCATGTGGTGCATTGGATACAAATTCTGCCTGTGAATTAACATGATAACGCAGAATAAAAATTAAACCAGGTACCGGAGTGGCTCTATAAACATTCCATTCGTCGTTAAGATCTCTAGCGGTCCAAATAGTGTAACCTATCCCGATTTCATTGGCTATTTCTCTATAGCTTTCATAATTTTTTATATCAAATACTGTATTATCAATATCATCTAAATGTACAAAACCCGCCACTGGTAAGGGTTTGAATTCAACTGGTTGATCATAGTCAACTGTTTTTAGGAAATCAACTTGAAATGCGCCACTTTGTCTATATACAGATTGTTGTGTAAATGTTTTAATATCTACGTCAGTGTTCGATTCAACATCAGCAAGCTGGAACACTGATGGATTATTTCTAAAAAATTGTTCTGGTAAAATAAACTCAAGAAAATTATTTGTTTCTAAAGCACCGTATTCGCCCACTCGAATGGCCCAATTTTCAAACACAGTTACCGGTTGAGTACCTAAATTATTAAATTGTGCCCCTTGCAAAGCATCAATCGCATTTAGAGTTCCGCTTTGTTTAATTAATCCTTGGTAAAATTTTGATTGAGTTGTAACATCAATGCCTAAATTTGTAAAATACTCTCTTGGTCTAAAACCTATTAATCCGTTGCTAAACAACTGTATTTCTTCATTGATTGGTTGATCATTGATATCGTAGTATTTCAATGATTGTGAAGCGTTTGTAGCAAAATTGTTTATCAATCCTGATCGTAATTCATTGCTGTCTATTTTTTGCCAAAATGCAATTTGAAAAGTGTCGGCCGCAATGATGTTTTGCAATGCTGTGTAAAACGAAGATTTATAACTTACCAATGATCCTTTAAGATAATCACTACCAGGAAGCCATTCTGGAACCGTTTCACTGCTGAAAATATATCCTGGTAATTCTAAACTTCCATTCCATAATCCTGTTTTATTGCCAACCAGTTTCAGTCTTGATTGCCTACTTCCTGTTTCAGGAACATAAATTACATCATTAAAAACTGTTGTGTTATCTAACAAAAGTAAATGTTCAAATTGAACAAAATCAAACGTGGCAAAGCCAATAGTTTCATTTTCAATACATTTGATTGTAAATAGTCCATTATCTCGTGTGACGGTAAAGCTATTTTTTCTAATAGCTTTAGAATTGATATCAAGAATACGACTACCATATGCAGACCCGGTAACTTCGTCGATGATTGCGGTCGGGTTGAAAATTTTGATATAATCACTAACAGGGCTCAGAACCAATACATTACCAGTTTTCCAACCTTGATTGGTCCAATGTAAAAATTCTTTTGCACTTAATGCCCAATCTTTCTTTTCTTTTAAAAAGCTGTCTCTTTCATCAAATACAAATCCTTGAAGTGTAAGATAACGCTGATAGCTGATTAAAAAATCAACTAATTGTTGTTTTTTTGTAAATTCAAATCCATATGGTATGGCTAATCTTTGATTTTTAAAATCCTGATAAACCACCGCAGTAGCTTCACCCACTTGAATATTATATGAATTATTATTTGCAAGACTTGGTACAATTATAAAATAGGGATTTCCTACATCATATCCGCTGACCGTATAACCATTTTCTGTTTTTTCAACTATAACAGCCGAATAGGATAATTTGTCTAATGGAGCCCCTTTATATAATTCAATGCTGTAATTTTCGTCAGGAATGACAACACTGTTATTAATACTGCTAGGACTAAATTGTTCGGCTAATAAATTAATAATTTTTTTGTCCGAAAAACCTGCCATTTTATAACTTAGTTGAATGCTTACTAGTTCTAAGTTATCTTTTACAAACGTACTGGCATCATTAATACCAAGATTTTTAGCATAATCAACAATCCAGTTAATGTATCCGGCAGATCTTTCAATAGTGTTGTCTGCATTAGGATATCCGTTAATTTTAACGAGGCCGGGCGTTATATGGCTGTTGTTTTCAACCAAAAACTGAGAAGTTGCTAAATTCCTATTGTAATTTTGAATATCCAATAGTAATCCAAAATATTTTGCAGGTTTAGCAATCGCAAGTGCAAAATGTAAGGCAAAGGGAAATTCAGAACTTCTGCGCCAGGCCAATTCAGATGGGCCAATATCTCCTACTGCAAAACTAAGATTAGCAGATGCACTGTCATAATCAGTGGCTAAAAATTCAGTAGGGCTACGCAAATTTCCATTATCATCAACCGGAATAATAGATGTTAAACTAGGTCTGCTGTATCTTAAATCTAAGCCGGCTCTTGGTCCAGAATGAATGTAACCTGCTTCTAAATCGCTCCATAAAACAAAGTTACCGCCTGTGTATGGAGCTGGTCCATATCTATCATTCCAATAACTGGGTTTTTCGCTAAACCCTAACATTTCCCATGGGTGAGTATGAGGTCTATCTGTATCATAAAAATATCTGTAGATACTACGCCACGTACCTGGGAAATTTTCTCCATTAATTATATCTCGGAATTTTTTTAAATTCCAAGTAAATGGATCACTTGCTGTGAATGTACTGTTTGTTGTATAATTGACACGATTAGTACCAGCCCATCTTAAAAAATCCTGACTGAGTAGTTGATTGATTTCCTGTAAATTATAATCTAATACCCTAAATTTGCCAGGAATATAATCATTAATGTTAAACAAATTTACATCATATTCTACTTTTATATTATTGTAAATTCTTTTTTCTAATTCTAAAAGTAAATTGTCTCTAAAATCTCCAAATGCCACAGTGAGACTTCCGTCATGTCCTTGAATTACCGGCACAGGAGTTCTATAGGTATTGTCAGTATATATTTCCGGAATATATTTTGGATATAAACCTAACTTGGTAGGGGTTTCTGGAATATAACTTCCGTCTGTATTACCATATTCAACTACTGTAATAATGTCGTCTATTAATAATGTAAAAGACTCAACAATGTTGATTGCTGGACGGGTTTGATCAAATGTGTAATCTCTGTTTTTAATTAATAACTCTGTGGTGGTAATATTGTCAAGTGTTCGTGTTAGATAAACTAAAACAGCCTTGTTACTAACCACAGTGTCTTGAAAAATATTTGTTATTTCATATGTTCTTATTTCTGGATCAAAAACAGTATAGCTCGGCAGCGTAACTTTATTACTCTCCCCATAAGGAACCATGTCGCTAAATTGCCAAGGAAAATTGCTATTCTTAACGCTGTTTATTCTCAATAAAATTGTATCAACAGCGGCGGCGATGTTTTGTCTATCAAACTCTAAGTTTGCTGCATATTCAAGAAATTTTTGTTTGAATTTTGAATATTCTTTTGATGCCAATCTTAAACTATCAACAAAATTCATTGTTGGATGATTTAAAAATAAACCAGAATATACTACCGGGGCACTGTGCTGTAAGATTGCTCCGCCGCGATTGGTATAAAAAATATCTCTTAAATTGCTTTTACCAGGAACTGATCCTTCAATATCAAGGCTGTTATTTTTAAATGCAATCAAATGATTACGCATTTGTCCAAGAGTTAGCTCAGTGGTACTGATGTTCAATGAATTGATATCTAAATTTAAAGGAACTTCATAAAAAGCATTTCGTGAAGTTTCTTGTGAATTAAAAATACTAACAAAAACAGCATCATTAATTTGCAAAAGATCCGGATTGACTAGAAGTGATAATCTTTCATTTATTTGAGTGATGGCAAAATTTCCGTTTTCTACTCTAACATTATTAATAGTAACTTTGATATTAGGACTATCCAGTGTTACATCAGGAAGGATATCAATAGGGAACAAGTTTGTAGTTCCGTCATAAACAAAATTAAAAATTTGATATTGTTTGCTAAAACTTAAGTTTATTTGCCAAATATTAATCCTACTGCTGGTCGTTCTTGTAATATTTTTTTGTAATAAACCAGAATTTATAGTACCAGTTAGTTCAAGTCCGGCCGACGATCTATAAGTAAAGGAGTCTATATCAAAATTATTTTCAAAAATTATATCGCCTTGAGTGGTCAAATTTCTATAACTGATAGGAAATCCTAAAACATTATCATTGGTACCAGAACCTACTTTATATGAAAATAATTTTGTGCCTTGGAAATTAGACTGAGGATAAAAAGAATTATCGCCTAGACTGACACCATCGCTGTTTATGATGTCAAATTTGGGTGGTTGATTTATTGAAGTTTTTTGTTGTGACTCGACCCAATTGACCCCATTAAAATGCCATTGTTTTGCTCCGTTGGAACCATAATTAACTGGTACTGTGTGCCCATCTTGGATAGTAGAATCTTCAGCCTCTTCAAAATAGGCTTTATAAACATTTACAGGATTGGTAGCAAATAATTCTATACTAAAATTATAAATTTTATTTCTTACATTTAGATCTTCATCTGCAGTAAAAACTATTCTATCACCATTGGCAAAAGTTACAGTCTGAGTGTCTTGAGCTTGCCCTGTGCCTGTTACACCTTGAGTTGCAATAAATTCTGTGTTTAGTCCAAACCCGCTAGGAGCTCCAGCAGCCGCCCAATTTGTATTTCCAAGAGAAGTGATCCTATATGTTCTTCCTGGTCTTAAAAATTCAGAATTTATAGTTACACTAAATGTTGCCTGAGTAGGTGCCGTGGGCGGTGAATAATTAATTATTACACCTTGAACCTGTTGATAAGCATTTGTAATTACATCATCTAAAACATCAATAGCAGCCTTGGCCTGTGTTCCATAATTGAATAATTGAAGATCAGGATTGAATTCAATGATTGGACGTTGTGCCCGTAAATTCTGATTGATCAACAGTTGAGTATTGTTATACTCTGCTGTCTTTTCCAAAATATTTACATGAAACCATCTATTACTTCTTGACCATGCATTGTTATCAATCGAACTTCTATTGATAGTAATGTAATCAGGATTAGATAAATCATTATCTAATTCGGTAGAAAATAATGTATTTGCTTCTACAAGTTTTATAGATGTGCCTACACCTTCTACATAATAGGTATTATTTGTATAAGGAGCCACAGCAGTTGAATCAAAAGTTATCTTTAATCCATTTGTGAATGTAATACCGTTAGGACTAACATAATTTTTTTGTCCTACAATCTCAGTTGCCGGATCAATAGTAAATGCATTGTAATCTACTAATCTTATAACCCCAACAGCATTGTCAGACTGATCGCTTTGATAATATAAAAAATCCAACGCTGCTGTTAATGGCGGAACCTGGTTAAAAATATTTGATCGTTTGTAAAACTCTCTGCCAGTGTTTTCTAGACCAGATATAATTCTTACCTTACTTTCATTTTGAACACTAAATTTTATGGTCAAATATAAACGCAAATCTCCTTGTGCATCTGGATAAACACTTGTTTGAAATATGCTGGTTCTTGACTCAAGAGGTACAACAACATCTTGATCGAGATAGATTACGTCATCAATCACTCTAGCAGTATTGTGCCAATATTGTTCATCTATGTATTCATTATTGACAAATACAATTGATAAGTTATCAAAAGAAGTAGAAGCGCCATCAAAGCCGCCTAAATTTACCAGATCACTTATCAAACAACCTTGTAAATCTTGATAACTCAAACTGGTTGCATAATTAACCTGATCTACTATCGGCATCAATGTCCATTCAATTTGCGCAGTAGCAGATGGCACATCAAAAGTTACCGAACCTGTGTCCTGTCCATTGTTAGACACACCTAATACATTTCTAGTTTCTAAATTATTTAGATTTGGATCAAAGCCGGATACCCCTGGTTTAGATTGTATAAAAAATTTGTTGCCGGGTTCATTGATATTAAATGTATATGATCCTCCACGAGCTAAAGTTATTAATGGATTGGTAATAGCGTTAAAACCACTTACCGAATATGAGCCCTTTGTAGCATCATAGGTAATATCAAAATTTGCTTCAGTTGGTACATCGGCTGCACTAATTATTATTTCGTCTGGGCCGTTCTCTAACCAATAGTATTGAACAAAATTAACAAATTTATCTAAATCAATTTGAGGATCATAGGAATAGAATTCATTATCAAACAAGCGATTATGATTGTTATCAAAGCCACCGTAATAATTTATTTTGTTAGTGATATCTGCATATGTAGTTGCAAATTCTAGCTTTTCATTTACTGGATTTTTGATGACTATCGTGGGTTCGACTTGATAATTTTGTCTGTCTTGAGTGGGTTCTGTAACATAACTGTCCGTAACTTTAAATGAAGGTGCTAGTTTTCTTCCAATATAGCCAGAAACTCTAACCAAGTTTGGCTCACTTAAAAGTTGATCCGTTGTAGCATTGAGAAACTTTTTGTTAGTTTCTGTCCTAAAAACTTCTGGTAAAAATTGTAGAGTTTTAAAAACCGCCATTATTATTCCTACGTTACATTAATGTTTAATTGTGCTGCTGTTATCGCTGAAATGACTTGTACATTATCCACTGTGGCTGCGCTTACTAAAATTTCATCCGGGTCTGCATTGATTTGATATAAATTTCCAAATTGCGAACTTGTATCTGCTGGCACAATTACAATGCTGCTTACATTAGGAACCAAAGATGTATGTAGGTAAGCACTTAACTCGCTAAAATAAAAAGTTTCGCCAAAGTCCCAATTATTAATATTGAAATAATCATTAATGGCTGCAATTACCTGACTTTTAATTTCGTTATCGCTAATAATAATGTTTGGATTTTTAACAACTTTAAAAGTTGATCTTAAACTTGGTTGTGCTTTATTACCAAACAAAGGTTTAAAAACAGCAGGATTATAAATTATGCTGTCACTCACTGTTTTGTAAGATTCAATTGAACTAAATTCTGTTTGTAATTCAGCAGCAGATGGCGGAGTTGGCTCTGTAATTTTTCCGCTAGAGTCATTGATATAGGCAAAATAATCATCAGAATAACTCTTTGTAAGAATATAAAAATCAATCAAGTTATTAGGACTAGGATCAATACGTCTTGTGTTAGGTGCATTGTGTCTATATTGAAATTGTAGATTTTGTCTTCCAACAAAAGCTATATAGGAATCAGATTGAGTTATGGTTGTACCATCAGACACATAAAACAATTGATCTTCAAATGCATAAAAAATTGTTCCAGGTGCATACAAAGAAATAAAAGTTAAAATTTCATTTTCAGTGTCATATTCACTTACAACATCACTTTGGTTCAATAAATCGTATTGTAAAAAATCGTATTGATTTCTATTTTGAACAAAATAAACTAATTTGTTACGTGCATTTACTGAAGGTTCGATAAGCCGAACAAAAAGATCTGGGTTATCTGGCACTTCGTCTAAATTGTCATCAGGAAAAGTTACTCTTATTTTTCTATTGTCTTCTGTTCCATTTGTACCAAATGCTCTTTCCCAAATACGATAAGTTTGGCTGTAATATAAAGCATCGCTAGAGTCTGGCAAAGTGTTTGTACGCAACACTTTAATGCTATCAACAAGAGTAGTTGCTGTTCTACTATCATAAACCCTAATGTCTGGATCAAAGTAGAATCTAGTTTCTCTTTCACTTTGAAAATAGTAATCTATTCCCCTACTGACTGCGGTATATTGACCGTTTGAATATGAAAGACTTAAAAACCAACTGTTGTCTAGTGCAGTTCCGGCTGTACTACCAGCATTGGTCAAACTGAAATCGCCTGTGCCTAGATTTTGACTTTCAATTATTTTCCATGATAATGATGGTATATCATATCTAAGTCCAAAAGTTTTGAAACTCAAAATTTGAGCTACAATATCTGATATCAATGATTCTGACCAATCGTTGGCAAACACCGGAATAATTTCACTTACAATCGCTCCGGTAGGTACTACTACACTCAATGTTGCTGTCTCGGCAGGCCCGGGCACGTCGTAATTTATAATGCTGGCCCATAATTCGGTTCGTTGAAATTCGGTGGTAGGAGTTCCAGTTTGTATTTGATTTTGAGCATCAAAATACTTGCCAGTAGGCGGTACAAACTTTACCAAACTACCTTGCACAAGAAACGTATAAGCAGGGCTTGAAAATCTGCCCAGACTACGCCCACTTGCAGCTTGTGTTTGTGTCCAACTTGGCATAATTGCAACTGTTCCTGTGCCTGTTCCTGGTGCAGTGGCTTGAAACAATGTTCCCACTGCATTGCTAGTTGCACCAACAGTTGTAAATAAAGTAGTTCCGGTTGATACAATTTTATAACTTGTTCCTGCGACCATGGCAGTGGCATTTATTGTAGCACCAATTGGACTTGATCTAGTTGCACTATCATAATAAAGATGACTGCTGGTTTTACTAGCAATTAATGGCTTCAACACATTTCTGACAATTGAATTTACTTCGATACTGCTAGTAAATTGGAAATATTCTGTTTCTGCATAAGATGTATCTTTGTAAATTATTCCGTCTTCGGCAAAAATATTTGTGCTTGAGTATTTTCCTGTAGTATCAATAACATCAAGATATCTACTTGTTCCAGAACTTGTCCTATTCACAGCTTTTAATTTTAAGATATTACTAAATGTAGTGAAAGGCAATACATTATAATCCTCGCCGGTGACCATACGATTTTGTGTATAGTACTGTTGAGGAGCATTTGTTCTGATGCTGTCTAATGATTCTCTTGATATAGCATTTGATACTGTATATTGCAGGCTTGCTCTGACAGTTAATGTTTCTGCTCTACCTGTACGACCTCTATAAGGAATACTGATTGTTATTCCAGACATTTCGTCAGGAGTAATTTTGTATGTTAAATTGTTTCCAGTTCTATAATAAACTCTAAAATTGCCAACTGGAGAGTTAGTAAAACTGCCATCACCAAAAACTAAATCAATTTGATCATTTGCTCTTGATGCAACGCTATACAGATTTCTCTCTGCAGTGTTGTTGTAAATTACATTTATTCCATTTACTGCAGGAACCTGTGTCCAAATTGTATCCAAGGATCCATTAGATGCAAGACTGTACAGCCACACATCTGTATTATTAATGTTGTCAAAGTTGATATTAACAATTCTATTTGGTAAATTTTCTGTTATAACAAAGTCAAGATTGTTTAGGCTTCCTTGTTTAAAAAAGAAAAAGAAACCTGTATTATTGCTTGCATTTCCTTGATTATCGTTTTTATATAAAATATTAAAATTGCCGCCGGGTATAGGTGCAGCTTCGTAAATATATTCTTGATTTAAACTTGTGGCGCTTACAATTTCAAATGGATAATTTACTCCAGATACTGCTGCTGAAAATGGATAAGTTGGTATCAGGCCAGACAATGTAGATACTGTATATTCATCTACTTTAACATTGTTTAAAGTTTTTGATGATGCTGGTTTGCCAACAGCTTGCGATGGTACCAATGCTAAATTTAGGATTGTTGTGAATTGCTCCAACCAGTTTTCATTTGCACTATCGTTCCAATTTACAATGGTGTTGCTTAGATTAATACCAGTTGTGTCAAATATAGTTTCTGTTGTGCTTACACTGTCAAATTTCAAAAATCCTGATGCTGGGATACTACGTTTGGGATTATAACTAACTAATCTTGCCAGTTTTAAAATGCTATCTCTACGTTCTGCAGTATCAATAAAATTTTCTCTAGCGTTTAAGTCAGTTCTAAACGCCAAGCTTTGTCCTAAGAAGGCAATTAAGTCAATAAGGGCAATGTATTCTGAACTGTCTGTAAAATCGTTGAAATCTTCTGGATAGTAAGTGCGCAGATATTCGATCATTGATTTTCGCAAAGTTTCGTAGTCAAAACTTTGAAAATCAGCTTCTCTGAAAGTTTGATAAATTTTAGTCCAATCTTGTTGAACTAATAAACTTGTTTGCCTTGTAGTAATTGCCATATTTGATACCTATTGTTTAATATTTATCTGGAAATTTATATGGTACTTTTATGTGGCTGCTAAACTATTACTATCGCGATCAAATTGTATTGCTAGTACATCACTGAGATTGTCGGGCAGGAAAGTTAGTTCAATTTGAATTTGTAGGCCATATTCGAATTGATCAACCAGCACATTATCTACTCTCAATCTTGGATCATAGCTGACGACACGTTGAATATCAGCAACTACAAGTGCTTTGACATCTGCAGTTAAGGGTTCGAATAGTACATTCCAAATTATGCTGCCAAAATTTGGATTCATTAATTTTTCACCTTTTCTAATAGAAAAAGTGTTAAGTAAATCACGTTTTATCAATTCCAAATCAGTTAATCTGAATTTTTTGTATTGATTTATAGTGCTGAAACCTCGGTATCTAGTAATGGCCATAAATGTATTTATTTTACGCTGTGAAGGAAAAAGTTCCAGTGTTTGTATAAGTATGTAACCAAAATGTTGTTGGGCCCGACACAAATGAAGTTACTGTACCGCCTGAACCACGTTGAGTTGTACTTGCATAATAGATTATAACTACTCCGCTACCACCGGCACCGCCTGCTGATCCTGGTTCAGAGGTGTAACCGCCACCACCGCCGCCACCACCAGTATTGCTAACGCCGGACCCTCCTACCGTAGAATTACCACCTGTAGTAATACCATCACCACCACCGCCTATTCCCCCTACTCCTCTTACAGGTCCGTTGAATGCGCTACCACCGCCACCAGCTCCTACGTAATACGCTCCGCCTGAGAAAGATCCCACAGTTGAGCCCGGAATGGGATTAGTAATACCAATACCACCATTTCCGCTGGCTAAACCGGTTGCACCAGCAGCACCAGCTCCACCACCGCCGCCTGAACGGTCGGCACCACCTCCGCTGGATCCTCCAGCATTTCCATAACCAATTGCTATGCCTGAGCTTGTTTGTGTTGCTGAACCTCCGGCGGCGCTAGGACTAGATCCTGCACGACCACCACCACCGCCTGATCCCCCAGCTTTACCTACACGCTGGTCTGTACCGGCTCCTCCTCCGCCGCCTTGAGCAATGAATCCAAATACGCTGGAATCTCCCCCGTTAGTTCCATCTACTGCGAGGCTGCCGGCTGGACCATTACCACCAGGACCTCCAGCACCTACTATCACGGTGTAGGTTGTACTAAGGGTTACTGGTTGCGACAATCCGCCTATCATGACGCCGCCACCTCCACCGCCGCCTCCAATACGGCCTCCACCCCCACCTCCTCCGGCAACAATAACGAATCCAACCGAATAATTAGCACTTGCAATTGTTACCCATGCTCCGCCTACATAGACTTCAACTGATCCACCATTAATTGAAGTGTTGTACCTAATCATACCATTAACCAATGTGCCTGGTCTTTCTCCAGTGGTGCCGCCGGGCAGAGTCCAAGCACCGGTACCCGACACAGTTGACCCGGCACTTAGATAGGCTGCGACATTAACATTACTGTAAGGATCGCTGCTAAATGATTGTCCGTTTCCAACCCAACGAACTCCTTCGGTTACGTAGGTTACATTTGAAAAAACATTGCCAAGTATTAGGTTAGCACGTTGTGCAACATTTCCCGCTAAAATAATACTTCCACCGGCTTCGTTAGTAATAACTACGTTTGATTGATTAGTGCTAATGTTAGCATTACCTAAATTAATAGACGAACCCGAAAGCCATAAATCTTGAAATCTATTTGTAGTATTTCCCAAATTGAAAACTACGTTTTGTCCTGGAATTATGTTTCCGTTAATAATTAAATTACCAGTAGAAGCAGTGATGTTACCAGTGGTTATAATGTTCCCACTGGTAATAATATTATTACTAGCTATAATATTACCGCTAACAGTTAGATTGCCTTCAACCGAAGCATTAATGCTGGTGCCAATTACAACACTAGGGGCAACTGGTGGTGTTAAAACTTGTGTTATTGGGACTATAACTTCGCCCGGTGTATCTCCACCTATTACATCAGCACCAAGTGTGGCTATAGCGTATCTACCTGCATTAAAATAGATATGTCCCGGACGACCTTGACTATCTACAGTTTGTCCTGTATTTCTCCATACATTAGCTCTATGACCAACTGAATAGTTTTCAACATTGATTGTGCCATCGCTATTGATTATGTTCTGAGCTAGATTTGGATTGCCAAAATCTTGGTACTGATATGCCAATGCCAACATTCCAGCTACTACGTCTCGAGTGTCTCCTACTCGTATAGCTTTACTTCTTATTAGCTCGATATATTTTTCTTCTATATAATTTTTTTGAATTAAATCTTGTATATAAGTTGCTGACAAAAATACATCATTGCTATCTATACCATCTTTGCCTGTCCATGCGCCGTTGGCCTGTAAATAACCGGCATTGGTCAGAAGAGTTTGTGAAGCTTGATACTTGCCAAGTTTTAATGGATTAACAAAAAATCTTACAGTACCTGTAACTGTGTTATTACTAGCTAAAATAATTTGATTATTTGAAGCACTGGCGGTACCTGTGCCAGTACCTGCTGTGTTAGCAATAAACACATTACCAATTACATTTTGACCTCCAACTGCACCAAAGTCTGTATCGCCTACACTGGTTACAGTATATGTACATCCCACAACAAAATTACCAGCAACTATATTGCCACCAACAGATTTGCCTACTATCAATGTGTTATTGCCAAAACTTCCGTTGCTACCTACAGTTAAATTTGCCACTGATCCAATCTTGATATTTGTGTTATCTAGATTAGATATGGTCACTTGAGTTTGCCCGGCTGTAACGTTACCAACAAACACACCCTGTTGAGGATTTCCAACTGTGACTAATGTTGAATTTGAATTACTTTCTAGTTCTCCAAGTTGAACCAATAAGCACTTGATATCAAATCTACTTAACGTAGGTATTCCGGATTGAAATTGGCTAAGATTAATACCCACAGGAGCATTAACGTTAGCCAACAGTGCTCTAGGAGCCGGACTAACCACTGAATAATTTGCTGCTAGTTCTATACCTACATTGCTCATGTGGTTGATCCTGGAGTTTGAGGTGATGGCTCTACTACTGTGCCATCATTTTTCTTTAATTGACCTGATTGTCTTGTCCAAGGTTCATGCGTTGGTGCATAAGGTGATAAACTCTCAAATGTTTCATCTGACGGTTCCCATAATTTTTTATCAGTGTTGTAACTAACATTTGCTTGTTTATAGAATTCCAAAGGTTGATTTGTAAGAGGTAACTCAGGGTCATATGTGTTTAGATAAATGTTTCTTCCTTTCAACACAATGTCTCCAGAAGTTTTCCATCCTCCGGTAACCGCTTCCATCAATAGTGTAGTACCACTTTTAAGTCCAATATTACCTGCATTCATTGATATATTTTTGTCAGCTGAAAGTTGATAACTTTGTGTTTCATTAATAAATTGCTTGGCTGCAAAAATTTTCAGTTCATTACCACTGTGAATGTTTATGTTGTTGTCGGCATGAAAATTAATATCTTGTTGCGCACGTATGCTCACATTACTATTACTAAAAATATTGACACTACCATCAGGTGTTAATTCTACCCAACTGGTTCCAAGACTATTGCTGATATACATGATATTTTCAGTATCATGCATTAATATCTGATGACCTCCGCTGCTTCGTAATCTTGTGAGCCTACTTTTTCCAAAAATATCGCCATCGTCCATCACAAGCGAATGACCACCTTTTCTATTTGGAAACTGCTGAACTGTAGCAACTGTTAATTTGTCTTCCTTTAATAAAGTTTCAAGATTAGGAAACTCTGCGGTATCGGGGATGCTGCGCCCAGGGCTACTTAAACCAATTACTTGACTGGGGGTTTCCCTTTGACTGCTACTAGTTACTGTACCGCGTATAGGATCTTTGTCTAAACCTTGCTCTAGCACTATGTTGGCTTGATAGGTATGAACTACCTTGGGCAGTTCAAAAAACTTAGGGTCTGTGTCACTCTTTTGATTTTGTGCCACCAATTCTGAAGTTGGCAAATAGCTGTCACTTGAGATTCTACCTGCACCAAATAAGGGATCTTCGTTAATCTTTGTAGTACCAATATTTTCGCCATCGGGTCTAGCAATAGCAGGAACCATACCTGTAGTGGGAAGATTAGGAACGCATGCGAACCAAAAACCTTGATTGGGATCGCCCATGACAAATGTAATCAACACATGATTACCAATATCAGGTGGCACTGCCCAAAAGCCGTAAGTCTGTTGTGATATGTTGAAATTTTTTGTATCATCGCCGTTTAGTCCCAGCGTACTTCCAAAGAAAGGACTGGCATATCTTACTATAAACCATTTGTCTGCATCATTTTCATCACCACCAATGGCCGGTACCCAAACTGCCAAACGACCTGCTCTGGCAGGATCAGCATTATTTTTAATAATACCTATGAAAGGACCGGGATCAAATTTGACGCCAGATACTGCATTATAATAACCCGAGGTGCCTGCCCAATCAGGAATTCTTCCTTGACTTGATTTATTTTGTGCCATTATTGATTAGCTCCAGGATACACAGGAGTAGGGTTGGATACAAAATCTTCACCCCTGGTATTAGTTTGATAAAGTTTACCGCGCCACTCAAATACACCACCCGGTCGATTACCGAAGTCTCTCCTTGCTTGAGCAAATGCTTGATCAAATGTAAGTGGAGTATTTGGACTGCCTACGTCACTAGGCTGATTGGCTACAATTGGCGGTGGCTCAATAGGAGCCGCTGCAGAAATAGGCGGATTTGATGGTATAACTGGTCTGGCAAAAATATCAAGTTTTGCTTCGGCATCGCCACTTGCGGAAGGGTTATTTATAATTCTATTGCTATTACCAGCAGGCGCAGCCGGTGGATCAAGTGCGTCGGGTATTCTAACTATATCCAATGTTTGTGTAAATTGACCGCGACTGAATTCACTATTAACAGTTAAAACTTTATAAATTCCAGAAAACGTTCCATTGGTCGTACGTCCATTCATTAGAATGTCCTGTTTATTGACTATACCAATGCTATCATTAATATCAACTGCATTTTTTACGTTCAATTCTATATACACTTGTTCCGCATCAAACAGAATTTGGCCGTTTTGGCCTATTGGCTTCTTTGAAATATTACTGATTCTATTAGAAATAAAGTCGGCATATTCATCAGGACTACCAGGATTATAGAAAATATCGTCTTGTTTAATAAACGCAGGATCCCCTATAATTTGAAGTTTAATATTTAATGCATCGCCGCGCTGTCTGGTATAAATGCTGGTTTTTAAATCTGCTGTAACTTGATCATCAGGATCAGTAGCTTTGGATGTGGCCAATGACTGTCTATTTGATCCAGCAAATGCTTTACTAACCGGTGGGTTATTAGTAGCTTTACCAGTTTGTTGATATGTATCTTTTCTTTTGTCTATATCCTCAAAATCTGTGTCGGCATGAGTGGCCACACGTTCAACCTGCTCGCCTTTTGTAGTAATTAATGTATAAAAGGATGTGTCAAAATCAATATCTAATTTAATAATGTCTTGATTAAGACCAGTATAAAGATAATTGTATTTTCTAACAACATTATCTTTTACGTTACTAGAATTTATTTGTACGAAATTTGGGTGATATGTGTTAGCTGTCTCATAAGGCAGTATTGAATACAATACGGTTTTACTATAGTTATTGGTACTTGCATCAAAATCGTTTAACACCACAGTTGGAAGTATTTTAAACCAATTCAACGTACCCGACGAAGCTTGTGTTTCCGATCTATTAGTATTCCCATTATATTCATTGGCAGCATTGGTTTGATTTTGCTGCGTGCCACGATTTTTTAATTGTTTTTTGATATATTCACTTCTACCTATTACCATATCAATTACATCAATAATACTAGTGCCTTCTCTCAATGTAAAATTTTGTTTCTTTTTAAAACCAGTGCTATCAGGTTTATTAACCGCAGTATCAGTAGATTGCATTCCTACATCGGTAGTAGAGCTGTCAAATTCATTTACGATTAATGCTTTTGCTATTTTATCGTCTGGAATATTAAAGGCAATTTTAACAGGAATTTGATCAGCTAATTTTTTTTGTTTAACTAAACTTTCCATGTAAGTGTTATATGCTGCTGCTAGATTTTTTACGCTATAAATGATACCTTGCTTTAAAGCACGTCTTTCATTAGCAATTTGTTCTTCTGTTGGTTTTCTATTCACCCAAAAATATGTGTCAGGCCTGTTTGATGTAATTTTTTGTATTTCAGATTCAATTCGTTCTTCATCAGCCTTGACTTGATCTGAGAACAGTTTAACCGTTTCTTCATTGTTTTCGCCACTGAAAAATTCTCCCACAGTGCTAGCAACAACATTAATTGGTACTGGCAAAGAAGCAGTTGTAATTTCAAACGCAGTATGATTGTATGGAATAGCTCTGACTGCATAGGTAGTCCCGCTGCCAGTGGGTTTGATTTTCATTTCTATCAATTTGATTGCTATTTTTTTAGTTACAATGACATTACTTGATGTTGGTCCCTCTAATTCTGCTGACTGTGATGGTTCTTGTAACAAATCTACTTGTAACAAATACGGTTGCGACATGTAGTTAGTGGCAGCATCCTCTGATGTTTCGCAAGCACTTAACAATCTATCAAGCAAACTTAATCCATAAGGTTCAGTAATAGTGAAACCTATCCCGACAGCGTTAGATGCTTTTGTTTTAGCATTTAATCCAACTACTGTATCTATTGATAAATTATCAATGAAAAAATCTGTTTGAAAATCAGGATGTCTGGTGGTGACATTATAATTTGCCGATCCGGTTCTAGTTTCTTGTGCTACTAAATCTCCCATAGTGGTATTGAACCCGCCACCACTACTGATAAGAGAATACTTTGGTACAAAAGTTTTTGGACTAGCACACAGTTGATTGTAATCCTTTGAAGTTAGAAAAAATAAAGTTATTCTATAAGTGTAACTAGCAACCTTGTGTAGAATATTTTCACGTTCAATATCTTCATACAACACTTCATTAGGTAAATTGCCTGAAACGTTTGCACCTGTTACTGAATTATTTTGATTGGTAACTGCGCCTTCGACGAAGTCGGATTCTGAAGCCATCTATCAAACTCCTAAATCTTGTTTGAGAGTATCTAATTTAGGAATGTAAATTCTTGTACCTGCTATGAAGTCTCTTAACGGATCTACTAACACATTAGGATTCCGTTGTGCAAACACCCACCATAAAGAACTAGTGCCATATAAATCTGCTGCCAGTAAGTCCGGTCTATATTCATAAACACTATCAATTTCATAAAGAACATCATCGGTTCTTTTAGTAAAAGGCCTAGGTGTCATTACATCTAAAAATTTACCAAATGTTTTTGTTTGATAGTATGGGCTAGTAATACTGTATTGTGCAGCCATTATAGGAATCCTCCGGTTAATGCACTGTTTTTGCCTACTATGAGCTCACCTCGAGCAAATTTATCAAAACTCCATGAAAAAGCTTGCGATCTGCTGACCACAGGTTGCAAAGTCAAATTAAATGTACTGGCAGTAGGCACTCGATTAAACGCTGTATTAATTGTTTGGGAAACTATTTCACTACCTGCATTGGTTCCGCTTATTACTGGCAATGTAATACCAGGGCCTCGTGCGCCATTGGAAAGCAATGCTCCCGGTGCAGTTGTACTCTGTATATTAGTACTTACTGATTGTGGAGTATTTACTTCTAAATAATCAACATCATTAGGCATGGTATGACTAAAGCTTGTAACTACACAAGCCACATGTGGTAAATAATGTTGTCCATAACCGTCAAGATAAACTATAGGGGGCGGACTACCTGGGTAGCTAGCACTAGAACCATAAAACATTTTTGTAGCCGCTCTAAAAAAATATAAACCTGCCAAGAAGTACCGTGCTTCATCTATGTTTTGTACAGTAAAATCACCGCTTATGTTTATGGCCGAAACAGCACTAGATTCATAAAAATATTGTGCATAATTGCTGTGTGTAAGAGGAACGGTTTGATAGTTTGCACTGTGTGTGATAGTAACATTTGGCACATAGGGAAAAATAAAACCATCAGTTTGTTTTAAAGGTGCAACTAAACCAGCAGTATTACCAGATGCATTAGGATCCCAATATAAAATTTTACTAGAAGGACTTACACTGATACGCACTCTCCAATCGTTGCCCGAGTCGGTACCGGCACCAAACTGTACAGAAGGCTCCTGTGAGTTAGCTTTGACACTGCCTGGCAAAAAACCTGCTTTGAGCAATCTGCTGTCTTTGGGATCTATACTGCCAGGCAAAGTAATTTGGTTACCGTTCTGCGGTAAAAAATTATTAAAAATTCCAGCTCCAGCATTAGCCAAACGCTTACCAGCTTCGGCTATGTTTTCCTGTACTGTGCCAACACTTCCAAAACCACCACGGGCAAAACCACCACCATTTACTACTGCCATAATTAAATTCCTCTTGCTTTTTTATTATTTATTTGCTAAATTAACAGCGTATTTTAAGGAAAATGATGAAACACAACTATCTTAATAATCGTGATATTTTGAAAGAAATACACAAAAGTAAAATGACTTACTGTAGTTTTGCTTCGC